CGCCGGTGATGACGACGCGACGGTGCGGGTCCGGCTGGACCAGTAAGGGCAGGCTCAGGGCAAGGAGGCCCGTGCGATGGGTGACCTTCTCAGGCAGGGATGCCAATGGCTGGCGCAGATGCGCGGGGCGCACTGCGCCAGCCAGGTCACCTATCGCCGTGGCCAGACGGAATTGGCCCTGAGCGCCACGTTCGGCCGGCCGGACCGCGAGGTCGAGGACCAGTTCGGCGTTCGTGTCGGGGCGACGATGACGGACTTCCTGATAGCGGCGTCCGACTTCGCCCCCACCTTCGACGAGCCCGAGCCCGGCGACCGAATCGTGGCCGACGGGACTGTGTACGAGGTGCTCGACCTGGCGGGCCAGGGCCACTGGCGGTGGAGCGACCCGCACCGGACCACCCTCCGCATCCACACGAAGCAGATCGCGACGGAGTGACGGCCATGTGCCCGAGTGACCAGTACGAGAACGTGTGCAAGGGCGAGTTCGCTGAGATCCACGCGAAGCTCGACCGGCTGGATGAGGCGATCCGAGGCAACGGCAAGCCCGGCATCCAGCGGCGCCTGGACCGGATCGAGGCCGCCGAGGCCGTCCGCAGGCGTGTCGTGTGGCTGGTGGTGGGCGCCCTCGTGACCCTCGTCGTCATGGCGATCCGGCAGGCGATCCTGGGAGGCTGAGAACGTGGCGCTGGTGATCGACATCGCGGATGCGGTAGCGGCGGAGCTTGATGGCGGGAGCTTCTCCGAGGAGTTCGCCCCCGAGCGGCGGGTACTGCCGGACTTCGAACTGGCGGACCTGGCCGGGCTGAAGGTCACCGTCGTCCCCAAGGGCGTCGAGGTCGCCGGCGCCTCCCGCAGCCTGTCCCAGCACGACGTCCAGATCGACGTAGGTGTGCAGAAGAAGCTCGGAAGCGACCTCGATACGGAAGTCGCATCCCTGTGCGGCCTGGTCGAGGAGATCGCGGCTTTCCTGAAGGGCCATCGCCTGGCCGATGTGCCCGGAGCGGCCTGGGTCCGCACGGCCAACGAGCCCGTCTACTCGCCCGAGCATCTGGCCGAGAAGCGGCTGTTCACGTCGGTGCTGACGGTCACGTACCGGGCCATGAAGTAGCGGGAGGACTGGAAACATGCACAACTTCGTCATGCGCAAGATCACGGTCACGGCCGACTACCAGCCGCTGGTGTCGGGCAGCCTCGTCGCGTCCGTGACGATCTCCACGCCGCCGACGAACAGCGCCAACGTCCTGTTCAAGGGCGACGACGGCAGCGACGTGGCGTTCGTCCCAGGCGAGTGGCACGAGTTCCGGTCCATCGAGCTGGCCAGCGTCCAGGTTAAGGGCACGCCCGGCGACGTGGTTACCGTGGTCGGAGGGACGTGGTAATGGGCTACTGGGGCATCGCAACCGGCGTGATCGGCTCGGCCGAGCTGGCGGACGGCAGCATCGTCGCCATCGACCTGGCGGACGGTGCCGTCACGACGTGCAAGCTGGCCAACGACGCGGTCACCGACATGAAGCTCGCGCCGGAGGCCGTCCAGACGGTGCACATTGCCGACAACGCAATTGTCGCGGCGCACATCGGCGAGGGCCAGATCTTCGGCGCCCACATCAGCGACGGCCAGGTCGGCGAGGCGAAGATCGCCAACTACAGCGTCACCCGCTACAAGATCGCCAACGGCGCGATCCGCAGCGAGCACGTCGCCAGCGTCCAGTGGAACTGGCCGTCGGGCATCTGGGTCAAGCACACCGGCGGCCTGCTCTGTATCGACGGCAGTGCCCAGATCTGCGTGAACAGCGGGACGCTGTACGTGTCGAGCTGCGGCAGCACGTATCTGAACGGGTACAACTACCTGTACGGCCACAACTACCTCTGCGGGGCCGAGTTCGCCTACGGGTACTCCGTGCAGTTCTACACGGCCCCATGCTTCAACTGCGGCTTCGACGCCTACGGCCGGGCGTACTTCGGCGGCTCCATGATCTTGCCGTCCTACGGCAACATGTGCGACGGCAACGGCCAACTCCGCTGGTGCTCCAGCACCTCCAAGGTCCAGGTCTACTGCAACGGCACGTGGTACGCGCTGCACTGAGAAAGGCACCCATGGACGACCAGCCAGACAACACGGCCGCGCCGGAAAAGGACACCTCCGGCCCTGCCACGCCCCCCCCGCCGGAGGGCACGTACCGCCTCGACCTGACGATCAACCCCAGGAAGACGCGCGTGATCGTCCTGACGTGGCCGGACCACGCGATCACCTGGGAGGCGGCGGCGTGGCTCTACAACATCTTCCCGCCGGAGAACGTGCTCGCGCTGTGCGCCACGGACCTGACGGCCGCTCGGAACCTCTCGGTCCGCGAGCTGGTGCTCAAGGCGCCCCCGGAGATCACGGACTTCGTCCTGATGGACCGCGACATGCGCCCCGGCGCTGCGGCCATGCCCTTCCTCGCGGCCGAGGGAGACGTGGTGGGCTGCGAGTACCCGGTTCCTCACATGGAGACGTGGGCCGATCCGTCGGCCATCCACATGGGGCTGGTTCGGGTCAATCGCCACGTCTTCGAGCAGATCGACCCGCCGTGGTTCGCGTTCGGCCACAGCCCGGATGGCACGGCTGTGTCGCACTGCGAGTGCGCGTACTTCCAGCAGAAGGTCAAGCAGGCCGGCTTCAAGGTCGTCCGCGCCGGCTGGTGCGGCCACGACCGGAAGCGGTAGGAGACAGACGAGATGGCCAGACAGACCGTGATCGAAGTGATCGACACGCCGCTGGGGAAGCGGCTCCGGATTCAGGAGACCAACGTTCACCAACGCGAGGTCGACGCGCCGGCCGTCGAGCACATCCTGGCGAACATGGATCGGCGGATCGCCGCCCAGCAGGCGGAGCTGACCGCGCTCCAGGCGGAGCGTGACGACCTGGCCGACAAGCTCGCCCAGCTTCAGGCGGCGGAGGCGCCCGCTGAACCGCTGGAGCCCGGCAACTGACCCGTTGGGGGCAAGCACACAACCCACCAGGCAGGGAGGCCTGAGAGATGAGCGACAACTTCAAGCTCGGGATGGACTGCAAGCTGTACTACAAGACCACGCCGCTGACGGGCCCGCCCGACGGCACCGGCTGGACGGAGCTCGACAACGCCAAGGACGTGAACCTCCAGCAGGAGAACGGCGAAGCCGACATCACGACGCGCGCCAACGGCGGCTGGCGGGCCACGGCCGCGACGCTGAAGGAGGCGACGGTCGAGTTCGAGATGCTCTGGAAGCCCTCGGACGCTGCCTTCACCGCGCTCCTGAACGCCTGGCTGAACGCCGCCGAGATCGCCATCGCGGCCCTCGACGGCGCGATCGACGAGGCGGGCAACCAGGGGCTGGTGAGCAACTGCACGGTGACGAGCTTCACGCGGAACGAGCCGCTCGAGGAGGCGGTCACCGTCAGCGTGACGCTCAAGCCGTCCAGCTACACGACGTGGTACACGGTGCCCGGGAGCTAAGCCATGAGGACATTCAAGGACAACGCCGGCCGGACGTGGACCGTGACGCTAAACGTCTGGGCCGTCAAGAAGGTCCGCGACCTGCTGGGCGTGGACCTGCTGGACCTCGGCGGCGATGCCAAGGACGACAACGGCCTGCTGTACCGCCTGATCGCCGATCCCGTCCTGCTGGTGGACGTGCTCTACGTCGTCTGCAAGGAGCAGGCCGACGGGGCGAACGTCACCGACGAGCAGTTCGGCCGGGCGATGGCCGGCGATGCGATCGACGGCGCGACGAAGGCCTTCCTGGAAGAGCTGGCGGATTTTACCCCGAGCCCGCGCGACCGGGCGCGGGCCAGGAAGGTGATCGACGCGACGTGGAAGCTGATCGACAGGGCCCAGGACGTTCTGGACGCCAGGGCGGACGGGGAGCTGGAGCGCGCCGCGGAGGCCGCACTGTCCGCCCTGAGCGGGGCCGGAGGGCCGGCCCCTGGCAGCTCGTCTGGGAGCTCGCCGGCTTCGTCGGAACCGATCCAGGCCCCCTGACCATCCGCGAGCTGCTGTGGATGGCCGAGGGCCGCAACCGGCGGCTCTGGGATCACTCGGCCACAATCGCGGCTGCGGCGCTGAGCGCGTTTCGGGCCAAGATGATCGACCCCGCAAAGCTCCACCCGTACGAGCGCGGCGGGAGGAAGGCGAAGGGCATCCCGCTGACGGCGGGCAACATCGGAATCCTCAAGACGGTCTTCGTGGACGGCCCTGCCAGGAAGGCGGGGCGCAGCGAGAAGGAGCTCGGATCATGAGATGCATCGCATGGGTCGTGCTGGTGCTGCTGGTGCTGACGGTCGTCGGCTGTCAGTGGGCGAAATTCAGCGAGGCGTGGAATGGCCCGCAGGCGGGCGTGAGCAAGGCCGCGCCGGCGACGGACGGACGGTTTCGCTACCTCCCCGTCGGGACAGGTCGGTGGGTGGACGCCGACGGCAAGGAGCACACTCAGACGGTGTACGCGCGTGTCGGGCCCGAGGGGGTGCGCGGGCCGGTGGGCGTGCGCGGACCCGTCGGTGAAAGAGGTCCGGCCCCCGCGAAGGACGGCAAAGTGAACGTCACGCCGGCCCGACACGCTGTCACCTACGAGGCCGACGGCGGGACGTACCGACGGGAGACCACCGTGATCGCCCCGCCTTGGGGCAGCGACCCGGCCAAGACGGTCTCGGCCATCAAGCCCTTCCAGGCCGACGGCATCAAGCTGCCGGATTTCCGAAGCGATGGCGTGGAGGTCGAGGGGGGTGGCGGCTCGTTCAGTGGCGGCGGGATGGAGAGCATCCAGGACGTCGTTCGCCGCGGGCCGGTGCTTCTGTGCATGATCGGCGGGCTTGCGCTGCTGGCGGGGATCGTCGTGGCGATCTGGGCCGGGCGCGTGATGCTCGGCCTGGCCGTGGCCGCCGGGGGCGCCGTGCTGATCGCCGCCGGCGTGCTGTTCGAGGTCTACCCGTGGGTGCTCCTGATCGCCCTGGCGGCCGTGCTGGGCATCGGCGTCTGGTGGCTGATCGATGCGAAGTTCGCCGGCAAGGCGAAGGCCGCCCTCACGGCAATCGTGCGCGGCGTGGAGGCCGCGCCCGCCGACGCCCAGTCGGCCGTGAAGGACTCCATCGCCAGCGCCGCAACCGCGACCGGCCAGTACCCCGCGGTCAAGGACACGATCACGAAGACCAAGGCGAAGGCCGGCGTGGGATGATCCGGCCGTGTTGCGGATGAAGACCGTCAGCGTGGAGATGTTCTTCGATCGGAAGGCGGTTCTCCGCGCCGCCGACCGGGCCAACCGGAAGAACCTGTCGAAGGCGGGCGCCTTCATCCGCACCACGGCGCGCCACAGCATCCGCAAGCGCAAGGGCGCATCGCCGCCGGGCTCGCCGCCCAGTTCGCACACGGGCCTGCTGAAGCGGTTCATCTTCTTCGGCTACGACGCCGTGCGGAAAACGGTCGTGGTCGGGCCGATGCGCCTGAACCAGAAGGTGGGCGACGCGCCGGCGGCCCTGGAGTACGGCGGGACGTCCGTCGTCGTCACGGGCACGCGCCGGCGGCGCCGGAAGCGCCGCGTGCGGATCGCAGCCAGGGCGTACATGGGCCCGGCGCTGGCCAAGGAAGCGCCGAAGTTCCCGAAGCTCTGGACGAACTCAGTGAGGTGATCCATGACACAGACGCTGACTGAAGCCGACCGCGAGGGGGCGCCCAAGCCCGCGCGGTTCACGACCACCACGTTCCGCATCTACCGCGCCCGCGACGGTTGGCGGTGGCGCGCCATCCGGGCGAACGGTCGGATCATGGCCGACAGCGGGGAGGCGTACTCCCGCAAGGCGGGCGCCCGGCGCGCCGTCTGGCGGTTCATCGCCGCGATCGACCGCGAGAACATCCGCGTCGAGTACGAGGGATGATCCGTGGCCAACACGACGGGCATCAAGGCCGGCCGGGCCTACGTGGAACTCGGCGTGGGCGACAAGCTCACAGCCGGGCTCAAGCGCGCGCAGGCCCGGCTGAAGGCCTTCGGTGAGGGCGTCACACGCTGGGGCACGCGCATCTTCGCCGTGGGCAGCGCCTTCGCCGCCCCGGCCGTCATCGCGGCGAAGTCGTTCGCCTCGATGGGTGACCAGGTTGCCAAGATGGCGAAGCGCACCGGGCTGTCCGTCGAGACGCTGTCGGAACTGCGCTTCGTCGCCAGCCAGACCGGGACCGAGTTCGAGTCCCTGGAAATGGCCTTTCGCAAGATGCAGCGGTCCATCTACGACGCTGGCCGCGGCCTGTCCACGCAGACCGATGCGCTGGCTGACCTGGGGCTGCGGTTCCAGGACCTCGACGGCCTGTCGCCCGAGCAGCAGTTCAAGCTGCTGGCCGAGGCGATCTCGCGGATCGAGGACCCTACCCGCCGGGCCGGCATCGCGATGACCCTCTTCGGCCGGACGGGCACGAACCTGCTGCCGATGTTCGCACACGGCGCGGCAGGCATCGAGAAGCTCCAGGCCGAGGCTCGGCGGCTGGGGCTGACCATGAGCAGCAAGGACGCCAAGGCGGCCGAGGATCTCACCGATGCCTTCGACAAGCTCTGGAAGGTCGTCAAGATGGTCGTCTTCCAGGTTGGCGCGGCCCTCGGCCCGGCGCTGACGGAGATCGGCGATCGGATGGCGGCCTGGGCGTCGTCGGCGATCTCCTGGATCAGCCAGAACCGCGGTCTGATCGTCTCGCTGGCCCAACTCGCCGCGGGCGTCGTGGCGGCCGGGGCCGCGCTGGTCGTGGCCGGCAAGGCGGTGACGCTGTTCTCCAGTCTGATCGGCGTGGCCTCGGCGGTCCTCGGGGCGCTGTTGTCGCCCATCGGCCTCGTCATCACGGCTGTCGGGGCGCTCGGGGCTTACCTCCTGACGGCCACGCAGGCCGGCGGGAAGGCCCTCGACTGGCTGGGCGGGAAGTTCGACACGCTGAAGAAGGACGCACTCGCGGCCTATCAGGGCATCGGGGACGCGCTGGCCGCCGGTGACCTGGCCCTGGCGGCAAAGATCCTCTGGCTGACGCTGAAGGTCCAGTGGAAGCGGGGTGTGCACGCCTTGCTCGACGTCTGGCTGACCTTCAAGCACGCCTTCCTCAAGCTCGTGTACGGCACGTGGTACGGGTCGCTGGCGCTCGCGGAACTGGTCTGGCACGGCCTGGAGATCGGGTGGATCGAGACGACGGCCTTCCTGTCGAAGACGTGGACCAGGTTCGTCACGTTCTTCAAGCAGACCTGGGAGAACATGAAGTGGGCGGCCAAGCGGGCGTGGGTCTGGATCAAGTCGGTCTTTGACGACTCGGTGGACACGCAAGCCGAGAACGCCAAGATCGACGAGGCCCGCAACGAGGCATTCCGGCGGATCGCCGACGAGCGGAACCGGGCCATCCACGAGCGGGAGCGGCAGCGCCAGCGGAACCGCGAGGCCGAGGAACGTCGTCACCAGGCCCGGATGCTGGAGATCGGCAAGGCCCACCAGCGCAAGCGCGACGAGATGGCCAACGAGTACCGCGACCGGATGAAGGCCGCGGAGGATGAGCTTGCCCGGGCGCGGGAGGAGTGGAAGGCCGCGCTCGCCGAAGCCGCGAAGAAGCGCAAGGCACGCGAGGCCGAGGGGGCGGGTCCGGGGCACCTCAAGGGCCCGGATGACCTGCTGAACCGAATCCAGGCCACCGCGGGCGGGCTCAGCGACCAGATCAAGACATCGGTCCGCGGCACGTTCAACGCCGCTGCCGGCCTGTTCGGCTTCGGCACCGGCTCTGCCATGGAACGAACTGCGGAGGCCACAGAGAAGACGGAGAAGAACACGCGCGAGATGCGGAAGATCCTCATGGACTTCGGCGGATCGAGGTTCGTGTAGGGAGGTCAGGCAAGGATGCCCATCACCGTCGAGGAGAAGTACCTCAGCCGCCCGACGAAGGACAGCGGCCAGGGCGACGGCACGGAGGAGCTGCTGTCCGTCGAGCTGCACTACGTCGTCAAGGGGACGGACAACGACCTGCTGGCCGCCCAGGCGGTGCGCACGACAGCGCCCGCCACGCACAACGACCTGGAGCGCGGCGAGATCAGCCTCGAGCCCATCGGCCCGACGCAGTGGGAGGCGACGGTCGCGTACCGCCCGCCCGACGAGGAGATGGAGGAGGGCGACTGGTCACACAGCTTCGACACCGGCGGCGGCACACAGCACGTCACGCAGAGCAAAGAGACCGTCAACAAATACGCGCCGACGGGCAAGACGGCGCCGGACTTCAAGGGCGCCGTCGGCGTGACGAAGGACGGTGTGGCCGGCGTGGACATCACCGTGCCCGTCTACCGCTTCTCCGAGACGCACATCATCGCCAACGAGAAGGTCACCAACGCCTACAAGGGGCGGCTCTTCAATCTCACCGGCAAGACGAACAGCGAGGCCTGGAATGGCTTCGCCGCCGGCGAGGCGCTGTTCCTGGGCGCCTCGGGCTCGAAGCGCGGCCGCGGCGACTGGGAGATCACCTTCAACTTCGCCGCCAGCCCCAACAAAACCGGCCTGTCGGTGGGCGACATCACGGGCATCGACAAGAAGGGCTGGGAGTACCTGTGGGTGCTCTACGAGGAGGAGGTTGACGACACAGCCAAGGCTCTGGTGAAACGCCCCAAGGCCGTCTACGTCGAGAAGGTCTACGAGGAGGACGACTTCGCCAAGCTCGATCCGGACTGGAGCGCGTGATGAACCGTGTGCCCAAGGTCAAGCGTGGCGACCGTATCGCCTTCCGGGCCGGCCACTGGAACGCCTTCGCCGACGCGGCGAACGCACACATCGATCGGCAGCTCGCCCAGGGCCCGGGCGCCGGTATCGCCGACCTGCCGACCACGATCCTCGTGCCGGTCAAGATCATCGGGGACCTGACCCAGCGCTACGCCATCCGCCGGATCTGCGACGTGGTGTTCGACCCAGCCGACGACGAAGACGCCTTCCTCCGCGCGCCGTGGTTCTTCGGTGCCAGCAGCCAAACGACGGGCGAGCCCTTCGTCGTGGTCCAGGAGCCGTGCGCCAGCGGCAAGATCGCGCGGGCGGCCGTCATGGGCGTGACGCCCGTCAAGTTCCGGCACCGCCATCAGGACCACCAGTACGTCGAAGCCGAGACCGGCTCGACGTACGCCGTACGGTCGGCGTCGGCCGGCTGGGCGCGAATCCTCTGGAAGGAGGACGAACTCGGCGACGACAAGTGGGCCGTGATCTTGCTGGGCGTGGGGCCCGCCCGGCCAGTGGGGCCCGACCAGTACGAGAGCCTCGTCATCACGGGCACCGGCGACAACGAACGCGAGGTCTGGGACTACCCGCGGTTGCACGGCAACCCGGTGTGAGGCGCCGCCATGGCCTGGTCTGGCTTCCCGGTAACGCAGGACACGGACTGGTCGGCGGCGAGCTTCCTGAAGCAGCTCCCCGACGCGATCTACGAGCGCTGGAAGGCCCTCTGCGGCCGCGACAAGACCAAGACGAGCTGGGACACCGAGAACCCCTACGCCCCCACCTACTTCTACAAGGGCTACGCCAACACGCCGCCGGGCATTGCTGAGGACGGGGAGGCCTGGCTCATCGGCGACAACCCGACCGGCGCGTGGGCCGGCCACGCGAACGAGCGGGCCCACTGGCACGCCGGTGATCCCGGCTACTGGAGCTTCGACAGCAGCACGAGCTACGACTCTGTGTACGAGCTTCAGGACGGGACGCTCATGGGTTGGTCGCGGCTCGACTCCCGCTGGACGTACGCGGGGCACTGGCACCGGATCGTGCTGTCCCACGCCGACGTGAAGGGCGCCGGCATCGAGCCGCCGGAGAGCCCCCAGGTCGGCGACCGCTGGATCGTGCTGGCCGCGAAGGCCGACACCGACTGGGAGGGCCACAGCCACACCATCGCCGAGTGGAACGGCGCCGGCTGGGAGTACCTGGGTCCCGCCCCACACTGCACTGTCGCCTGCCAGGACGGCACGAGCCTGTCCTACAACGCCTACGACATGCAGTGGCAGCCGGTCACGATCAACTCATCGGCCCGGTTCTACCGCTACGGGGACACGGAGATCAGCTTCGGCCGGATGCAGCGCGACCTGGAGCGGATCGCCGCGGAGTTCTGCGACACCGTGACGTACCCGACCGGCTGGGACGGCGCC